GTCTGCCCGAGCCTTTTGGTTTTTTTCCAGTTCCCTTTTTAGGATCAGCCATTATTTTTCTTTATCTTTAACCATAGTGTTTTTACCACTTTGTCCTTTTTTCAAAGTGCTTTTTTTATGGTCACAACCTTTTTTCATTAAGTCTTTATGTTTCTTCATAGTATTGACACTATGCACTTTACCGTCTGGACAATACATTTTGTGCATTGTCATTTTATCTTTTTTCATAGTTTTTTATTTATCTGATTTATTACCCCAATTTGCGGCACCAACTTTTCTACATTTTGATAATGCGCCACTTGCATATGCAGAAGGAAATACTTTGTACCTTGCCTTTACTTTATGATAACATGCGTCTTTTTTACCGCTTTTTTTTGCCATATCTTATTTTTTAAAAATATTATCTGTTTCAAATATATCGTTTCCTTTAAATATATTTTCTTGACCAAATATATCTGTTTTTACACGCCCTGGTTTAGGGTCCGGAGGAGCTATTAATAGTGCATGCTCATTATATCCTAATATTGAAAATAATCTATTGTACCATTCTAACTCTTCATCTAAAAAGTTTTCTATATTTTTTAATTTAATTAAAGCTCTATTCATAGGTATGTTGAATACACCTTCTAATCCTTGCCCTAGCATAGAATAAAATGGGTCATCTGGATCTAATGGTTTTCTTAACATCATATCGCCTTCATATTCATATGTTTGAAAAGACCTTCTTAATTTATCAACCTTAGAAGAAATAGGTGGAGAAATACTAAATACTTTCCACGCCGCTTCTCCTAAATCTTTATTATACTTATCACCCTGCGCTCTTTTATATAAATCAATAAATACTTGCTTAGTCATATCTGCACCTGCTCCACCAAATCCAAATCCTCTTAACCAAGTTTGTGTCATTGAATCTATCATTTTAAATGCTTTTTTATCTGCGTCTTCTGGTCTTGCGTCTCCGGTGTATAAAGCAAATACAGCTTGTTGTAAAGAAGTAAATAGAGTGCTTTGCAATGCACCGTAATGAACTATTTTAGATAAATTTGTTTTATCATCGCCTCTTCTGTTAACTAAATCTTTATATGCTCTATACATTATTCTATTATATTGCATAGGTGTATTAGCAAAATTTAATACTGCTTTACCTAATGTTGAAGCTTGCTGATATGAAATTCTATCTGCTCTTGATGATTGCTGATTTTCTTGCGTTACTTCAATCCAATCTTCCATTGCTTTTTTCTCAGCTTCAGTTTCTTTGAAACCTTCTCTTTTATATGTATTTATTCTATTTCTATAAAAACTAGCCCCGCCAACAGAAATAGCTATACCATCAGCTGCTCTTGTAGGAGTATAACCTTGTTTTAATACATAATTTAATACCCCATTAAAACCACCACCTCTTTGCATTATAGTAGCAAGTTCAGCTTCGTTTACATTCATTTTCAAATTATCTCTTCTACCTACTGCAAAATCAGACATAAATAATGTTCTTACGTCTTTAGCAAATTGAGGTATATTAGCAACAGCTTTACTTGCGGCAAAAAAGTTATTATCTCCCCAGTTTATATAGTTAGGCATTGAAGTTAACTGAGTAAGAGAGGTTTTCATGTTCCAGAACATTATAGTGGATTGACCACCTGTTATATAATCGTTCAATCCTCTTTCAAATTTACCCATGTCTTGTCTTCTACTCTGGCCAGTTTCCATTCGCCATAGCATGTTTTTCCATGCTTCCACATAATTCTCGCCAAACTGATATTCCATTTTACGTAAATTATTTTGGCTAAATATTTCATTTTTATTTTCAACCCATTGCCTAAATATATCTGGTCTTGCGCTATTTCTTACAATATTTAAAATATCTCCATGTAAAGTTGTATCAATCCAGTTTTCTCTAGGCTTGCCCCAGCCATAGCCTCCTGTAATAAAAGATAAGCTATTAGCTAATTTAACAAGTTCAGGATTGTTTTCAACTTCTTTTACAACAGCATTTAAATCTGTTTTAGTTAATCCAGGTATTTTTTCTCCTTGTCTAGCCCACATATATATTCTTAAAGCTTCAGAATTTTTGTAACCTGTTTTATTATTTACCTGATTTAACTCTTTCTTTAATGGTTTATTAGAATTTAATATTGTTTTTAAATCTTTTATAGCTTTAACTTCAAAAGCATTAACAGCATTGTCTGCTCTAGCAAAAGGTTTAAGAAAGTTTTCTTTCCACCATTCAAATTGTTTATTTCCTACTTCGCCTTTGCCTAATGTTCTATATATTAAAAGTTCAGCGTCAGCTGCTTTACTTGAAAATAAATTCCATTGTTTATTTTCTCTACCTCTTATTTTAGCTTTATTAGGGCTTATAATAGCATCTGCAGGTATTTCAAAGTTTTGTTCAAATATTTCTTTATTTAAATATTCTGATAAGTTTCTTGAATTATACTCTGTTTGTAACTCGTTTCTTTTGGCTTGCTGATCTACCCTTAATTGATTAAATTCTAATAATTTTTTACCAGAAAATTCTTTTATCATTTGAGCTTCAGCATACAAATCATAATAAGATTTTTTAGTAGATATATCATAGGTATTCCTAAATATGTCATGGTTTGCTAACATTCTATCGTAACCTTGATTATTATTTCTACCAAAATTATCTACTAAATTCCAGCCTGTTTTTTGTCCTGGTTTACTGCTTCCTTCAGGGCCATAACTTTGTTCAAACCCAAGTTTTCTAGTATCGTAATTTTTAAAGAAATTATTTTCTACTAAATCTTTAAACGTTTCAAAAGCAAAAGTTGATGAATCTTTTATGTGTTCACCCTTCCTTTTCTTCTTCATATATTCACCTAATCTTTTATTAAATTCAGTAGGTGATTCACCTTTTCTAGGTGAAGGAATATAAACAGACGTGTATTGAGCTATACCTCTTACTGAAAAAGGATTACTAGACTGCATTTGAAAATGATCAGCTAATCTTCTTTCTCTTTCTAATCTTTGTGCATCCACTCTTTTATTGAATTGAGCAGGTGATTCACCTTTTATAGGTGAAGGCTTAGCGTTTAAATATGATTCATAGAATACGCCCATCATCTTATCAATAGCTTCTAAATTTTTACCGAACTCTGGTCCGTATACTTTTTCAATTAACTCAAGCTTTTTAGTTACATCTATGTCAGTTCTTTCTATTATAGGATCAACTTTTTTAGCAAACTCTCCAACTTCAAATAAGAATTTTCCGTTATTTAAAGCATCTACTCCATCTTGTATTATTTTTTCGTATTTAGGATTTTCGTATTTGTGTTTATTTTTAAAGTTTAACAATGATTCTATAAAGGCTTTTCCATATCTGCCATTAGGCTTACCAGCTAATCTATCCCCTCTTAAATTAAACATGCTTTTTAAGAGACTAAATTTTTCACCCGGAAATGCCGCAATAACATTTTCAGGGATAAATGGTGCTATTTCATTCAAAAATCCTTTTGAATGATTTTCTTGAATTTTGTATTGTTCTTCAATTTCTTTAAATAGTTCCTCGGCTTTTTTAATATCGCCTTTAACCATTAATTCTGTTACTTTCATTTCATAACCTTGCACAGAATGGAATGTTGATTTAAATTTATTGTCATGTTTAGAATAAATACCATCTTTATACTCTTTTAAGAAAGCACTATAAGTTTTACCATTTTTTTCTAAGAAAGGCTCTCTTGCAAAAGCTAAAGCATTTTTAAGGGCAATATCTTCTGTTGATGCCGTGAGTGGATTAAAGTTTCTTAAAAAAGTTAAACCGCTATCTAATGTTGTTATACCTTTTTTTTGTAATTGTTGAATTAACTCAATTTCTCCAGTACTTGCAAATGCTTGACCTTGAACACTCTTTAAATTACCTATACTTTGGAATAGTGTAGATAGGTATGCCGCGTCTTTTATATTACTAGGTATGTCAGCACCTTCTTGAGACATGTTATTTAATTTATCAGTAGCTCTTCTAACCTGTATTGCTTGTGATAACACATTAAATAACCTAGTATGCTTTGCATCAACTCTACCCTCTGTAAGTACCTCTGTAAATCTATTTAATAATTGTTGTGATTCAGGAGTTAACTGACCGTTTTCGTCATATTTTAGTTGTTTCTTATTAGCTTTAAAGGGTTGATTATCGCCAACTTTACTTTTAGGATATCTTTCAGTTTTTGAAATATCAAAAAATTCTTTAAATATAGATTGACCCTTAATAACCTGTGTAGATTGCTGAGACTTTGTATCAAAGCTTTCAGGTATCATTTCATATATTCTTTCTATATTAGCTTTTATATTAGCGTTTCTTTCCGCTGTAGTAGATCCAAAAGCTTCTTTAATGCTGGACATTAGCTTCATTGGAGGTTTTTTAGCGGTTGATAAAAAATCAAAAGGACCGCTTGCAAAATCCATAAATGTAAGCTCAGTTTGTCTACCTGTTGTTACTAATAGCTTATCTACTTCTATGTCAACTTTAGATAATACATTTGATAAATCTAATTTTGTTCCGTCAGATTTTTTAAATGATTCAAATTCTATTCTATTTTTTGTTTCAACATATGTAGGATCAATTATTGTTTCACCGCCTTCTTCTAACCTTCTACTACCAAATATAGAGCTTGCTCTTATATCTCCAAATCTTGAAAACATTTTACCATCTAAATGTTGTTTTATAGTTTTCGTAATTGGTTGGCCACCCTTGTATTTTTGTATTATGCCTAATACACCTCTTGGATCATATAATGTATGTAACGTAAGCTCTTCTATTTGATCTTTTGTTAATTCTCTTACATTACCCTCAGCGTCTTTACCAAATCTTCTTAAAACCCATCCTCTTACATATTTATTTATAATATCAGCCGATGTTCCCTCTTTTGCATAAGGGTTTATAAGTTCAACTGGAAATTCTTTCCCAGAGTTTTTAAATACATTGTAATCTTCTTGTATTTTTTTAGACTCTAATTCTAACCTTTCTAATAGTTTACCACCTATAGAATTATATTCTATAACTTTACCGTCAGGTGTTTTTAAATCATTACCATTTTTTCCTTCAAATTGATATTTTGATAAATAGCTTAATTGCTCTGCAAATTTTGAAACATTACCTTTTTTACCAGTTAAAGCCATTTGTGTTAAATACTCTATAGTTTGTTCTGGAGTCCATTGTTCAGGCAATAATTTTTTTGGTAAACTTTTAAATAAAGTAGTTTCAAATAGTCTAGGATTTTTAGCTACTAAATCTATAAGCATGTTTTGCATAGTACCTTTTAAATCGGGTAATAATCCTGATTCTACTATATCTTTTCTTATACTTTTATTAGCTAATAACTCTAATAAATTACCAAAATATTCTTCTGCTATAAATTCTTTTCCTTCTTTTGTTCTTAAATCAGCATCAGCTCCGTAAATTTCTTTTATAACATTACTAAAAGTTTCATTAGCTCCAGCTTGTTTAAATAGCTTATCTAATAAAGGATCAATTTTTTTCTTAACACTTATAGCAAACTCAGGATCTTTTATTTTTTGACGGCTAAATATATGCCAAAATTCATGAGGTACCATGTTTTCAGTTAATTTAGGCGTATTTAAAACCATAAATGCTTTACCATCTGGTCCAAACTTTAAGCTTACTGGCTTAGCTTTTACATCTCGTATAAATTTAAAAGGCACTTGAATGTCTTCTGTTTTATTTAGCTTATTCATTTGCTTAGTCCACCATTGCTCAACATATGTATTGCTTTGAACTTTGGTATCATGTCTTATAGCTAATTCTTGTCCTAACATATCATACAAGCCTCTGTCAGCTGCAGACATATTTTCTAAATTAAATTTACCGTCTGTAGTATATTTTTTTCTTAATTTACTTCTTCTACCCGTAAGCCAGCTTTCAGGCAGCATAGTATTAGTTCTAAAACCACTATTAGCGCCGGAAAAAGCCATACCAGAAACAAAACTTGTTATAAATCTTTGTGTAACTTCATCTTCATTACCATAATTATCTTTTATAAATGTAGCAAAAGCTTGATTACCCATTAAGTCTTTTTCAATAGCTTGCAAAGCAAGACCTGCTTCTGTACCAGGAACAAATTTAACACCACCTTCAACGACTGTTCTATAAAAAGAAGGTATACTATTATAAGCTTTAATTAATGCAGGATTTCTTTCACCAAATACTAATCTTTTAAGTTTACCAGCCGCACCACCTAACACTCTATCGGAAAAAACAAAACCAACACCAACATATGCCATATCGTCGCCTTCAACTATTCTTAATGTTCCTTCTGCTAAAAGCGCATCATATCCAAATACTTTTAATTGATCAAGTGTATTTCCTTTAGTTAACTTTAGTCCTTTTGCTTTTATATAAGCGGCAGCATCATCAAAACCAAATCTTCTAGCTACTTGTTCAATAACAGGTAAAGTTACTGATCTACCCTGCGGCGTTATATATGTAGGTGTTCTTAAAGCATTAAAATAGCCTGCAGCTCCAGCGGCCCTAGACATAAGACTTAATCCACCACCAACTACACCAAATTCAAGAGCCATAACAGGAACATGCCCTACAGCTTGTGAAACAGCCGTTAAATTAGTTGGTTTAGAATTTTGTATTTGTTCAGGTGTTATAGGTATATCTAAGGTATTCATCATTCCAATTGTGAATGATATATCTTCTTGAAATACATCATCAAATGTATTTTTAAAACCCCATGTGTCTGAAAATTCTGTATCTAATATTGTTTTTCTATTTTCAATACCAAATTTAGCTCTTTCTAAATCTACTTTATTTAAAAATGAGCTTCTAAAAGAATATAATAATTCTTTACCTGGTTTTTGTATATATGATTTAGGATTTATACCTGTAAAAACTATTCTTTCTAAAGCATCTTTTTTTGCTAATAATTCTGCGTTTGTGGTTTGATATTCTTTTGTAGTATCGTATAAATCTATTTGTCTAATTTCACCGCCTTCTGTAGCGCCGTCGTCATAATGAACTGTAAATACACCGCCGTCAATTTTATTATTTTGCATATGAGCTACAGAAACCATATCACGTAAAGAAACGTTTCTATATACTCCGTCATCACCTAGTGTATAACCTAATTTATTACCAAGAGCTTTTCCAATAGTAAAGCTGGTATGTTTTATATCGTATGTTTTATTTAAATTTTTATCTAAATCATTTAATTCTAAATATGTTAAATCTAAATTACCTTTTAATCTTTCATAATCAGTAACAACATTATCACCATTACTATCAAAAATGCTATCAATATCTGCTTGGTCTTCTTGTTGTTCCGTGCTAAAATAGTTAAACATAGCTTCCATGTATTCAGCTAAATCTATTTTTTGTTCATCATCAGGTAATTTTTCTTCCATATCAGCTCTAACCCAACCTCTATTACTTGTTCTAAACATAAAAGGCTGATCATCTTCAAAACCTAAATTTTTAGCAAGAACACTTTTTCTATCATTTAATTTTTTTATTTGTTCTTGATTGTCAAAGCCGTCAATATCCTTATCGCTCATTAGCTTTTGTAAATCTGCATTAATAGTTATTAATTCTAATAAATCATTCGAACCATCTTCTTTTTTATATCTATTAATAAAATTTGTTTTACCCCTTCTTTGCCTTTCTCCTAATAATATTTTATTATCTAGACTAGGGCCAAACTTTTTTATTTTATTAGCCATGTCTAATTCAAATTCTTTTTCTTGAATATTTGAAATAGCTATTGAAAAAGCTTCATCTTTATATTTTAGATTATCTACATCAAATTTAGAATTACTATAAACATATTCTTTATAAGCTTCAATAAATTCAGGATTGTTAACTTTCTGTAAATCTGTTAAGTATTCTATTCCTAAGTCTTGAGCTATACCAAAACCTATATTACTATTAAATAAATCAAAAGCATCTTTTCCAAATCTTTGGGCTTGTTGTTTA